CCACGGTACAGGTTGCGCGGGCGACGCTCGACAAGGTAGTGTCGAGGTTTGGCGCCAAAGCGCTGGAGGAAATCAGCAAGGCCAACGTGACTGTCTACATTGACCAAGTGGAACTACAATCGCAGGGAGTCAAGGAGACCCAGGGGACTGTCTATGGCTGCTACACGTCCAATCCGACCACCGGCGTTGGGAGGCTGCATCTGACGGGAGTTGGCATCCCTGACCCGGAAGGGACATACTCGCACGAGATGACCCACGCGATTGATGGGCCGAAAGACACGTACAGTTCGTCGCGTAAATGGGGCAATGCGTGGAGGGCAGAGATTGGATCGGCCAAGGATCAATTGATTGGCGTGGTGAATGACGGCGAGAAGGTGACGTACCGAGTCGGGAAACCAGCGTCTGAAGTAAAGTCTGGGGATCGGCTGTACTACGGTAAAGAGTTGGTGGAGGTTGTCGCGGCTGAAGTGCTAACGAAAGGGAAGTTTGGCAAGCATCTGGCTATCACGATTCGTCGAACGCGCGAAGACGGAAGCCAGTTCGAGGAGGAACACAAGTGGAAGACGGAGATTCCGTTTTTCACGGCGGAGTCTCCAATGGCGCCGCCAGAGACCCTGAGTCGCTACGCGCAGAAGAATGCGTCGGAGGGCTTTGCCGAGTTTGGGCGGCTGGTGGTGAAGGATCCAGACAAGGCAAGGGAGATGTTCCCGCGGTGCTACAAGCTGTGGCGCGAGTGGGACCTAGTGTGAGAGGTGCACGTCCGGTGTTCTTTGCGAGGGCGTAGTGATGGGCGCATTGCCGGAACTGTTCACGCGGCGGATTGAGTTGCCGGACGGGCATGCAGATGCTGGCGGACCGCTGGTCGAAGATGTGCCGGAGGAAGCGACCGAGCAGGGCGACGCCGAGGAATCGTGGCATGTGGTCAACGGCTGCCCGCGGGTGGTCGAATCCTGGGACGAAGAGGACAAGATTCGCCCGGTGGCAGCGAATTACCGTCGGGAACCGTGAACCGAGAGGTATTGCGAAAGGTCTACGACTCCCACATGGGAGGGAACGACCAGCATCGGAGACCACCGCCTTGTTTGGAATGACACCATGACGCAGCAATTCGCAGTCCAGGCATACCTTGACCAGTCCGGCATTGATCGCGTGCGTCAGGCGACGCAGTTCATCCGGTACGTCTTCGTCGACGATCCGGTGGAGCGTCCCAGGCTTCGGGAGAACGAGAAATTGGCCGTGGGCGTGTACATCGACAAGCATGCTGTGATGCGTGTCGTGGATGTGCTGATTCAGGGGCGGGTAGACTTGGCGGAATGGACCGATCTGGACGCTGCGAAGCTGTGCAGGGCGGCGACGATCATCACGGAAAGCAGGTCGCCAGCCGCCGTCAATTCTGGCGAGCACCCAGAGTGGCCAATCTTCGGAGATTGACAATGAGCGCATTTCGCGGACGGTACGACTGGATGGGTGGCAACCCGTGCGAGCTGGCCGGTCACGGGGTTGAATTCGGGCAGGCGGCAATGGCCCTCCGCAGGGCAGCCATCGAGGCGTATGGCGGTCGCGTGCCGGATGGCATCATGGGTGACATCAAGGATGCCATCGACCAAGCGCTGTTAGCAGAAGGCACGGTGAAAGTGACTCTGGAGCGGATTTCCAGCGCGTTGAATCCGGACACGGATGCGTCCCAGTTCTGGGCATCGGACGGAATCTGACGTATCCGGAGGTCCGAGACATGTCGCTCGCTGAGACGTGCGCTGTAACTCCAGGCCATCTGCCGAACGTATCGGCGTATCGTCCAAGCGCCGCCACGGGGCTGACGAAGCGATGGCGTGTTCGCAACGGCACGCCGCGCTTCATCGCGGAGTACGGGACGACGGGAGGCGCCGTCAAGGGCTGGGAGACGCGGCGCCGGGGGTCTCCAATCGAGGTTGTTGGATCGTGTCCCGAGAAGACGGCGGTCGCGATGCTTGGGAAAGGCGCCAAGCCAGAAGACTTAGCAGGCATCGTCGGAATCGACTGGGATGAAACTGCCGAAGTGACCGTGGCTTCATCCGGAACACAGTACGTCCACATCAAGATGGCGACTGACGACTACACGTTGCTGTATCAGGTGAAGAAAACGCCGGAAGATGGAATGGTCGTAACGATCGCCGATGCCTACGTCGACGAATCACGTCAGGGGCGAGGCACGATGACTCGGGCGATGGAGAGCCTAGTCGCGAGCGCATCGCGCGCCGGCGCCAAGCGGATCGAACTGATTGCGGAGCGAGCCGACAGCGGAGAGCGCAAGGCGATCGGCTACAAGGTGTGGCCCAGACTCGGGTTCGACTGCGCCGTTGAAGACCTGGACAACGCCAAGCAGGTCAAGTGGCAATTTCCAAACGCAAGCCGCCTAAGCGACCTGTTCAAGACGGCCGATGGGCGGGACTGGTGGGACCGGCATGGCGTGACGATGGACGCAGCATTCGACTTGTCGGAAGGGAGTTTGTCACGCCGCGTCTTCACTGAGTACCTTGCCCGCAAGAGGCACACCGTGGCAGAGTCACTGTCGTCACAACCGGTCGGCGATGGGCGTCCCGTGGAATCTGACAGTGACGTAGACCTGGCGTTGCTCGACCAAATCTGGGACGAAATTGGACGAGGGGAGCGAGTCAATGAGTCGCGTGCGCGGTGGCTGCGCATGAACGGCTGTAACCGCTTGGTGGAATCCTGGGATTCAGCTGAGCATCCCCGCGGTCAGCCAGAGAATGCCGGGCAGTTTGTGGCGAAGAATGCGCCACCACAAGTCACTGTTCACGGTAAGGCATCCGACGTCAAGATTGAAGGCGGCAAGTGGCAGTTTCGGCCAAGCGGCAAGTCGTTCTGGAGGGTGGCGAGCGACGAGACGGCGACCGAGATTGAACGCCAGTTGCGACAACCGGAAGCGCCCGTATCAGTCCGGGAATCCGACAAGCCAAAAGGCAGCGCCAGGGCAGAAGGCAAGCAGCCTTGGAGCGGTGGAGAAATCACCAAGGGCTACGTCTACAACTGCCCAACGTCCGGATTGCAAGTCGACCCCGACAGGTTCCAGTTCAAGCAGAACGTGGACAAGGAAGGCGTGACCGACAAGTTGAAGTCGGTCAAAGTCTGGAACCCGAACTTTGCTGGCGTCATCAGCGTGTGGCGGGACCCGGAGGATGGCAAGACCTACGTGGTGAATGGTCATCATCGCTTGGAGCTGGCGCGGAGATTGGGCGTTGACAACTTGGCTATCCGGTACATTGACAACGATGAAGCCAAGACAGCGGTCGAGGCCCGAGCGTTGGGCGCCCTGACAAACATCGCAGAGGGGCAGGGAACGGCGATCGACGCCGCCAAGTTTCTGCGGGACTCCAAGGCGACACCGGATGAATTTGCCAAGCGCGGCGTAAGCTTGAAAGGCGGGCTGGCGTCAGAGGCGATGGTGTTGCAGGGTCTGAGTAACCGGGCGTTCGACGATCTAGTTCGTGGGCTGCTCGACAAGGATGTGGCCCTTGCCGTGGGCGAACACCTGAAGGACCACGATTTACAGGATCAGCTGTTTCGGTTGCTTGCCAAGCGAGACGAAGATGGCAAGGAAACGAGCCTGAAGGTCGTCGCTGAGATGTCGCGGGAGATGGCTGAGACACCGCGGGTTGAACCTGCGCCCGGCAGAAAGGGGGGATTTCTGCCTGGGATGGAAGACATTGAATCCGCGGAAAGCCTGTTCGTTCCGCGGAACGAGCTGAAGTCGGCGATCCGGATGGACATGTCTAGGGAGGTGCGCGATTTTCTAGCGGTTGCGTCGAAGCGTAGGGCCGAAGCGGTCGCCGGGGCTGGGAATGTACTGAATCTGGAGGAAAATCGCCGAATAGCGGACGAAGCCGAGCGAATACTTACTGTGTACGACACGCTCGTGAATCGGAAGGGTCCGATTTCCGATGCCATCAACGCCGGGGCGGGTGAGTACAAAGCCGCAAAGGGGAAAAAGGAGAAGACCGATGTCAGGCAACGGACAATCCAAGCCGTCAAGCAAGCCGTCTTCGCGGAAGCAGGAGTCGCTAGTTCTCAGCGCGGAGCAGTTGGACCGGATTTGCGCGGGGGCGAAGGCGATTTTGGAGGCGGACCGGGCGTTGAAGCCCAAGGAACCGCCCAAGACAGACGACGACAAGGTGTTGGCGAGTCTGGCATGGGGCCCGGAAGCCTATGGTCCAGGTGGCAGCTCCTGAACGGGATGCCGCGATTCGTGGCCGAAGCCTACGACGAAGACCAGCCACGGGACAATCGCGGTCGCTGGGCCAAGGGAGGCTACCAGCGAGCGGACAAGGTACACGCTCCAGACCTGGATGAAGGGTCTTTCGATTTGACGAACGATCGCCAATGGGATGACGTGTTTTACGCTGATCCATCTCCCGAAGGCGTGAAGCGGCTGAGCGCGTGGTTGAAAGAACAGCGGGCGAAACCGCCGTCGTTCTCGGGTGGTCCCAAGCTGCGGATGTACCACGGGACAGCCGCCAAGCACGACATTGAAGGGCAAGGTATTCTGAAGACGAGCGGCAAGCGGCGCCATAGTCTACAGAGTCGCTCGGGATACGTCTCGCTGTCGCTATACCCTGGAATGGCGAAAACCTTCGGCCAGATGGCGTATCCCGGTCAAGACATCGCCGTCCACGCCGTCGATGTCCCGATTTCACAGTTGGTTCCCGATACGGACCAGCTGAAAAACCAGAGGATGTTCGCCGAGCGCCAAGTCGGGAACACTCTGGCTGATTCGTTGGCGTATGGGCATGGGGCTCAGGTAAAGGGCGACGTCCCGCTGTGGATGCTGGCCGGGCGAGTCAGGGTCGCTGAGTCGCGCACTTGGCGAACAATGAACGGAATTCCGCGGTTTGTGGTGGAGGCGCAAGCAAGTAGCAATGGGTTAGACCTGCCAACAGCGATCAGGCTGGCTGCTGCCAGAACGGATACAGAACTGACGGATGCCCAGCGGAAATCCGGTCGCTACGCCAAGGGCCACGTCGACGTCCAGGGGCTGAACATCGCAATTGAGAATCCAAAGGGTTCGATTCGCCGGGGTGTCTCTCCGGAAGGCGTTCCTTGGAAATCGGAGCTGGCGTGGGACTACGGCTACATCGCCAAGGTTGGCGGAAGGAAGACCAAGGGGGCGGACGGCGACGCGGTGGACGTCTTCCTGGGACCGCATCCGGAAGCGGAGCTGGTGTTTGTGGTTGACCAGAGCGACCAGCATGGCGGGTTCGACGAGCACAAGGTGATGGTCGGGTTCCTGACGAAGCAAGAGGCGGTCGACGGCTACCTTGCGAACTACCAGGACGGCTGGCAGTGTGGTCCGGTGACCGCGTTGACCATGCCGCAGTTCCGCGCGTGGCTGGAGGCAGGGGACGTGGGTCCGCTACGCAAGTGGGCGGCAAAGCGACGCATGGTGGAGAGCCTTGGTGCAATCAGTCACAACCGCGTGCTGGAGTCCGATCCAGACTGGCGGGAAGAGGAACATCCGCGGGAGACCGGCGGGCAGTTTGCGCACAAGGGGGAAGGCGCGGCATCGCCGCCGAAAACGGTAGTGTCCTAATTTGAAAGACACGGTAGGTCACACCTGGCACGTGCCAGATGAATGCCGCTGGGCAAGCCAGCGGCATTTTTCGTTTCTTGCCGCGGGACCCCTATTGACAAATTTCCAGGATAGGCCGTACTGATTTCCGAACACTGGCCGTTCCTTGGTGGGGGCTCGGATTCTTCTTGCCTCAGACCGTGTTCGCAGAACGGCTCGTCAGACGAGGTGTCGGCAAAATAGAAGCGGCCCAACGACTCACCGGGGAGTCATCGGGCCGTCTGTAATCCCACCCGGTAGCTTCCGGCATGGCGGGCAACGGTTGGCAGCCTGAATCCGCCAAGTCGGTCATTCGCGGAGGGTTTGCACATGCACAACCCAGAAAGGAGGTGCAGAATGCTTCTCGCGATTCGTCTTACTCGCGACGGGCACGGATGACCGTGCGTACCGTCGTCAATGACGTGGGCCGCATCCGTTGCAGCGTATGCGGCCCGTGGAACCCATCGTTGTCTTGTGCAAGGAAACGCGCCATGTGGCGACGTACCGCTCAGGGTTCGTCGTTTAGGCTACCACGAAACGACCCCATAGACAAGCCCTGGATTCTGGAAAACTGGGCGCCCGTGGCGAATGACCACGGGCGCCGCGGTGGAAGGCGTCCTGCGTCCTGGTTGGCGCAGCGGCTCTATAAGCCGCCCAGAGGCTCAGCGTTCGCTGATGGGGTTCGATTCCCACGCTTTCCGTCTTTCGTTTTATGGGCACGTCCTGCCGCTGGCAAGAGAACGTGCCGCATCCAGTCGGACAGATTTCCGCCAGCGGCGCGTTCCAGGTGGACCCGTTCAGCTTTGGTGAGTCTGAGCAGGACGATTTCCGACCGGTTCTTTTTCGGGTCGCCCTTGGGACGCCCGACCTTGCGTTTCTTCGGCATGACGAGGTTCCTGTATTACAGCAATTCCGAGCGAATCCGCCCAAGAGGTTTTCGTATTACACGAATAGCTATTGGAGGTCAAGACGGCAATGGCTAACACGCTGAAGCTCGCCACGAGAATGATGGTCCTGCGGCTGCTCTGCGAGGGCAACTCGATTCGTTCGACAGAGCGAATCACGGGGGTGCACCGGGACAGCATTGGGCGGCTGATAGTGCGGCTTGGCGAGTGCGCCCGTAACTTCCTGGACGAACGTCTTCAGGGTCTGACGCTGCGGCACGTCGAGTGTGATGAAATCTGGACGTTCGTCGGCAAGAAGCAGGACAAACTGACGACCGAGCAGAAGCAACTGAGCGGCACGATTGGCGACGTGTACTTGTTCACCGCCATCGACGAAGACACGAAGCTGCTTGCCTGCTACGCCCTTGGCAAGCGGTCGGCGGACATGGCACGGCGCTTCCTGATGGACTTGGCCGCGCGGGTCAGCTGGCCGAACCCGCACAGTTCAGACCCGCACGCTTTCCAGACTGGCGGCTACCAGACGGTTATCCGCCTGAGCACGGACGGCTTTGCCGCCTACCCGGAAGCCGTTGACCTGGCGTTCGGCCCCTACGCCAAGTACGGGCAGATCATCAAAGACTTCCGCAACGCCTCGATGCCCTACACGCCGTCCGAGATAGTCGGGACGCAGCGGAAGGTGGTCAAGGGGCAGTTCTCCGAGTGGGACATTTGCACGAGCCATGTCGAGCGACACAACCTGACGATCCGCACATTTATGAAGCGGTTCGCCCGGTTGGCGCTGGGGTTCTCAAAGAAGTTTGAGTGCCTAGCGGCAGCGGTCGCCGTCTTGGCGGACGCGGTATCCGGACGGCAGCGGCAGGGCGGGCAAGCGGCGCCCGACCGCGGCGATGATGGCTGGCCTGACGGACCACCTGTGGAGCTTCGAGGAATTCTTCAGCACGATCGTCCAGTACGGGTAGACTCCCCGCTTGACGGGCGCATTGCCGCGATTACCTTGGCGGCATGGACGTCGACGAATTCACCCGCAAGTGGAAACACGTCACGCTGTCGGAACGTTCCGCCTGCCAACAGCATTTCCTGGACCTGTGCGAATTGCTCCAGCAGCCCAAGCCAGCGGCGGCGGACCCGCAAGGGGCGTGGTACACCTTTGAGCGGGGCGTCCAGAAGACCGGCGGCGGCGACGGCTGGGCTGACGTGTGGATGCGCGGGCACTTCGGCTGGGAGTACAAGGGAAAGAAGAAAGACCTAAAGGCTGCCTACGCCCAGTTGCTCCAATACCGGGAGTCCCTGGAGAACCCGAAACTGCTCGTCGTTTGTGACATGGACCGGTTCGAAGTCCACACCAACTTCAACGATACCCCCAAGAAGGTATATACCTTCGACCTAGCCGGGCTAGCCGATCCGAAGAATCTGGACATTCTTCGCAGGGTATTCACGGATCCTGAGTCACTGAAACCCGGAGTGACCAGGGAGGGCGTCACAAAGCAGGCTGCTGAGCGGTTTGGCCAGATAGCAGACGGGATGCGAGTACGCAAAGTGCCATCGCAGGAAGCAGCGCATTTTCTGATGAAGCTGATCTTCTGCATGTTCGCCGAAGACATCGAGCTACTTCCCAACCAGGTCTTCTCTCGGCTACTGGCAGGATCGCGAAAGGACCCGACAAGACTCGGCAAAATGCTCTCTGATTTGTTTGAAGCTATGTCCAACGGGGGGACATTCGGAACGGATGACATTGCCTACTTCAATGGGGGTCTGTTTGCCGACGCCGAGGTCATTCCGTTGCTGGAAAAGGAAATCAACGTCCTGGTCGATGTTGTAGCGATGGATTGGGGATCAATCGAACCATCCATTTTTGGAACGTTGTTCGAACGGCTACTTGATCCCGACAAGCGCGCTCAGATCGGTGCCCACTACACCAGCCGCGGCGACATCGAGACGATAGTGAATCCTGTCGTGATGGTGCCTTTGCGTCGAGAGTGGGACGACGTGCGCCGACAATGCGAGGCACTGATTCCGAAGTTCAAGCGCGGGAAGACGGGGAGAGAGTCAAAGGTTCGTCAGAAGTTCGACCGCCTGCTGTTGGACTTCATGGAGCGGCTGGCGGATGTCACGGTGCTCGACCCAGCGTGTGGGTCGGGGAATTTTCTGTATGTGACGCTGCGTCTGCTTCTGGAGCTTGGGAAGGAAGTCTACTCGTTTGGCAGAAGCTACGGAATTGCTCAGTTGCCGCGCATCAGCCCAACGCAACTGCACGGACTAGACATCAATCGGTACGCCCAAGAACTGGCGCAAGTGGCAATCTGGATCGGCTATCTGCAGTGGCTACGGGACAATGGATTCACTCCCAACCTGAGACCCGTGCTGGAGCCCATCGAGAGCATCCAGCACATGGACGCCATCTTGGACCTGAGCGACCCGCAGAATCCGAAAGAGCCCACATGGCCCGCGGCTGATTTCATCGTCGGCAACCCGCCGTTCCTGGGAGGGAAGCTGCTCCGCTCGAATCTGGGCGACGAATACGTCGACGCGATGTTCCGTCTCTGGGGCGAGCGAGTACGACCGGAAGCGGACTTGTGCTGCTACTGGTTTGAAAAGGCACGCTCGCAAGTCAAGGAAGGCAAGTGCCGTCGCGCCGGGCTGCTGGCGACCCAAGGCATTCGTGGCGGTGCCAATCGGGACACGTTAGCCAGGATCAAGGAGAGCGGTGGAATTTTCTTCGCTGAGAGCGATCGCGACTGGATTCTGAACGGGGCCAACGTCCACGTCAGCATGGTCGGATTTGACGACGGGACCGAAAAGGACTTGGTTCTCGATGGGCACAAGGTGCGAACGGTCAACGCCAACTTGTCAGCAGCGGCGGACATCACGCAAGCCGCGCGGTTGACGGCAAACCTAGACATTAGTTACATGGGCGACACCAAAGGCGGGGCCTTTGACATCACGGCTGGACAAGCCTTGCAGTTCCTGCGAACACCAACTCCCCACGGACGTCCGAATAGTGACGTCGTGTTGCCGTGGGCCAACGGACTGGATATTACCCGCCGCAACCGTGGCGTGTGGATTATCGACTTTGGCACCGAATCAACGTTACTGGATGCCTCACAATACGAAGCCCCGTTTGAGTACGTGCGCGACCATGTGTACCCGGAGCGGCAAGGGAACAAACGCGAGTCTTATCGAAAGAGGTGGTGGTTACATGTGGAGCCACGAAGCGGCATGCGCGCGAAACTCGCAGGCTTGAGTCGGTTCCTCATTACGACAACGGTTTCCAAGCACCGATTGTTTCTCTGGGCCGAATCACCGACGCTGCCCGATCATCAGCTGATTGTCCTTGCAGCCGCGCAAGACTGCTTTCTTGGCGTGTTGCACTCGCGTGTGCACGAGGTTTGGGGCTTGCGACTTGGCACGCGACTGGAGACCCGTCCCCGTTACACCCCCACAACCTGTTTTGAAACCTTCCCGTTCCCCAAGCCGGCAGACGAGCAGCGCGACGCGATTGCAGAAGCGGCGCAGGAGTTAGACCGACTTCGCTCCAACTGGCTGAACCCGCCGGAGTGGACGCGGGAAGAGGTGTTGGAATTCCCCGGCAGCACCACGGGACCGTGGGCACGGTACGTGCACGAGCCGGACCACCGAGGCATCGGCACAGTCCGCTATCCGCGGCTGGTTCCCAAGGACGCGGAATGCGCCAAGGAACTGAAACAACGGACGCTGACGGAACTGTATAACAGGGGCGACACGTGGCTCAGTCTAGCTCACCAGAGACTCGACGCTGCCGTCTTTGCCGCCTACGGCTGGGACCCAGCGATGACCGATGATGACCTGTTGGCGGCGCTCTTGGCACTGAACCTGGAACGCGCCCAAGCCTAACCCATCTGGAGACCTTGCCATGTCCACAGACGACGAGCGGTCCCACAAGCCGCATGTTCCGAACCCGGACTATCGGCTGAGTCCTGAGCAGTTGGACCGGATTTGCGCGGGGGCGAAGGCGATTTTGGAGGCGGACCTGGCGTTGAAGCCCAAAGAACCGCCGCAGACGGAAGACGACAAAGCGCTGGCAAGTCTCGCATGGGGCCCGGATGCGTGGGGGCCAGAGAGTCCCGGCGGATCCGACGTGCCCCCGGAGAATCCGCCTGCCGAAGACAGAGCTACCTAACAGGAAGGGTTTACAAAACGCGACCGATGGGACACTCCCGTGACCTACCGTGTCTTTCAAATTAGGACACTACCTGCGAAAACCACTAGACCAACGACAAAATGACGCTAGAATGCCAGTATGGCACGTATGGACATACCGGCATGATAGCGCAGCGTGAACTTCTAAAATCAGGCGGCAACATCTACTTCGAAGGTGGTCCGGACGACCTGTTTGGGCCCGTGTATCGACGTCTGCGCTGGGTCGACGAATGGATTCCTGTGGTTGCAATTAGGTCCAACCTTGATGTACACTTCTTTCGGCTCACGCGACAAGAGTCCCCAGGCGGAGCCATCTATCTTGTGTACCGGTGGTCTGGCGCTCGCCACCTAGATGACGACTGAGCGGCTGAGGTGGTCCATGCGACTCCTTGACCGAGAGACGCACGAAGAGACGCTGGCCAAGCGGTTCCGGCTCCTGTCTCAGAAGCAGCGTGACGAGCTGACACGCCTGCTAGGCAATCCTCCAGACTTGAAGAAAGTACCGCAGTCGTTCTGGGATCAGCTGGAGCGCGACGCGGAGAACGCTCTGCTGATTGCTTTGATTGCGTCCACGACGTCGGCGTTCCTGGCTGAGCTTGACGAGCTGGACTACGACATGGAGGAGGAAGAGCAGGAGGAGGCGGAGGAAGCCTTGGAGGAATGGGCTGCGGACCACGCGACGGAAATCGCAGCGGGGTATCGCCGCACGACGCGGGATCGGGTGGGGCGGATCCTTGACCGCTACGAAGCCGGGGAGCTGGTCGATCTTGACGAGCTGGACGACGCCCTGGATTGGCCATTCGGTGACTCGCGGGCGCAAGCGATTGGTGTGACAGAGACGACCGCGGGCAGCACGCGCGGCATCGACGAAGTGTTCGGCATGGTCCCCGGTCTGCGGCGCGTCTGGCGCCTTGGGGACGTAGAACAGCACTGCCAAGTGTGTCTCGACCTGGCGGACAGCGAAGAGGCGTACTGGTCGCAGTTCTATCCGGACGGACCGCCATCCCCCCATGTGCACTGCGCGTGCTGGATTGATCTTGTTCGAATCGCCGCCTAGACGCCAATAAACGGCTTCCGCCAGCGAATAGCTAGAGTGCTCGACCGTGGCCTGTGGCGGAAAGCCTTCCCGGCACGTGGCAATTGGAGGGATCATGACTCCAGAACAATCAGCGGCTTATGTGATTGCACAGGCGGCGCAAGCGATCATCACGGCAATCGGGATGCATTCCGACAACATGCAACGGCAACATTGCGGCCAAGCGATGGCGTTCTGTGCGGGAGATTTCGAACAACTGATTATGGACAGCGGAATCCACCACAATGCTGTTGTGGCGCTGTTCAATGCATCGAATAACCAAAGGTCGTAGCCATGACAGCATGCACAGAAGAACGGTTTCTCGCGGACGTCAAGGATCATCGTCTGAGCGCGGTAGTGGAAGACGCCACATTTCGGAAAGTGCAGTTCCGCGATCCCAAGTCGTCAACATACTGGTTCGACCTAATTACATGGCCTGGAACGCTCTGCATCACCGGTGACTGTGGGTGCTACGTGTTCGCGCGAGTCAGCGACATGTTCTCGTTCTTCCGCGGCGAGCTTACTGGGCCGCTGCAAATTAATCCGTCGTATTGGGGAGAAAAACTGTTGGCAGTCGACAGCAACGGCGGGTTCAAGGAATGGTCGGCCGAGAAGTTCACGGACGCGCTCCGCTCAGAATTCGAATCATGGCGGGAGGCACAGACGGACCGAGCCATCGTGAAGAAGGTCGAGGACGCGATTGCGGTCGACATCCTTGACGTGATCGACGAAGGTGCTGCAGTTGCCGAGACGGCACTGTTAAACTTCAACGAACACGGTCTTGCCTTCCGGGATTTCTGGGAGCATGACTGTCGGGACTTCACGTTCAGGTACCTCTGGAACCTCTACGCGATCGTTTGGGGGATTCGCCAGTACGACAAAGCAGCACAGGGGGTCAATAATTGACGTCGGGCAGCGAATTGACGTATGGAGGGACGACCAATGCCATACATCTGCTATGAGCCGCACGATTTCAGACCCGAGTCGCGAAGTCTCATTCGGACGGCTTGCGAGATTGTTCGGGAGTACGCTGCGCAGGGGTTCAGCCTGACCGTGCGGCAGCTGTACTACCAGTTCGTGGCGCGGGATATGTTCCCAGCAACGTGGGCTGACCCGACCACGGGCTCAGTGAACAACGAACGGTCGTACAAGCGGCTTGGTAATCTAATCAACGACGGCCGAATGGCTGGGTTGATCGACTGGTCTGCCATTGAAGACCGGACGCGGAACTTAGAGGTGCTTTCGGCGTGGCAAGACCCGCAGGCGATCGTGCGGGCGTGTGCCGAACAGTTTCGGATGGACAGGTGGGCACGGCAGCCGGTGTACGTCGAGTGTTGGATCGAGAAGGACGCCCTGAAGGGGGTGTTGACGAACGTCTGCGAAGACCTGCGCGTCCCGTACTTCTCTTGCCGTGGCTACACGTCGGCTTCCGAGATGCGGTCCGCCGCGCAGCGCTTCCGCGAGAAACTTCAGAACGACAAACGCGTGCTAATTCTCCACCTGGGCGACCACGATCCGTCCGGTTTGGACATGACACGGGACATCGCCGATCGTCTGGAGACGTTTGGGCGCGGGCAGTGGCAAGCCGAATCGAGTGACGAATCGGATGACGACGGCGCAATGTGGTGTGACACGTCCGGGCTGGAGGTGCGGCGCATCGCGCTCACATGGGACCAGATACGGCAATACAATCCGCCGCCGAATCCGACGAAGGTCACAGACCCACGTGCCGCAGCGTACAATGACCGCTTCAGTGGGGAATCGTGGGAACTGGACGCGCTGTCGCCGCAGGTCATCGAACAGTTGATCCGGGACAACGTGACTCCCGAGATTGATGCGGAGTTGTGGGAGGAAGATGCGGCGCAGGAACAGGCGGACCGGGCTACCCTGGGCGGCATTGCCGACCACTGGACGGCCGTGAGATCGCTCGTCAATCGGAGAACGCGGAGATGACGGAAGCAGAAGTGATCGTCGGGATTTACCGAGCGTTCGTCGCCAGCGTCGGCTGCGGACGGACCATCCTTTGGGAAAAGGACGGCATGTGGCTACTCGACTGGGAGTCGCCGCGGGATGAACTTGGCAGACGGTTCGCCGTGCGGTACGGGTTCGACTGTGACCGGTTATCGTTGGGGGACATCCCGCGTGGATTTGACGAACATTGGGGCAGGAGACTCGGTGCCCGAGTGCGGGCAACGTGGGGTGGCAGCCCAACCAGGGAAGACGACGGGAAGACGCTTCGGTTCCAGGACGGAGCGGCGGCGGTGTTTTGATTCCTGTTGACTCCTGGACGGGAAGACGGTAGGCTTACGTTTTACCACTACCAAGTGTCGGAGTGAAGGTACTTTGCAGAAGGGAGGATGGAATGATGCGATTCTGTGTGCTCTGTTTTCTGGTGCTGTGCGCCGTGGGGGCCATGCTGATGGTCTGCCCGACGGCGCAGTCCGCGACGCGAAGCGCGAATGATTATCAGGAGTTGCAGTCGCTAGTCACGATGCCGGTCACCCCGGTCACGGTTCAGGGGGTCCGTGCGGTCGAGCTTGTCGCGGTCGGCGCGGACCAGAAGGATGTAGCGCAAAAAGACGCCACATGTCGCGCCGGGAAATGCGGCAAACGCGCCAAGGGTCTGAGGTCCCTATTGATCTTGCCGCTGCGTCGGGTGCGAGGTTGCGATTCTTAGTCAGCGCCGGTCGATGTCGGGAAGCGGGGAACCCGGCGGCGAAAGCTGCCGGGTTTCTTTTTGCGCTGACCGCGGGAGTCCCGCGGGCTTGTTCCGGTTGCAAAATCAGCTCATCTGCGGTAATGATTGGCGAACTGCGGAGGCACTGCGATGACAGCGACGAGCGTTTGGCGTGTTGGACGTGGTGGACGTCCGGTGTTTGAAACCTGGGACGAGGCGGAGCATCCGCGTGGCGACGCGGGGCTGTTCGTCCGCAACGGAGACGGCGACGTGGCGCAGACCGTCTCGTCTTTGAACAAGGGCAAGTGGCGGCAGGATAGCGGCTACAAGGACCTGAACAGGCGCGCCAAGGAAATCACACCCACGGAAGCGGCAGAGGCGGGTGCCCTTATCCGCTCGGTCTTTGGTGAGGAAGTCTGGAACGATGCCAAGCTGGAAGCTGAACGCGCGGCGAACCAGATTGGGTCGCGGCTGTCGGTGAGTAAGCGGCTCGACTTACTGCAGGTCGAAGCAGGCATCATGTACGCAGGGCAGGAATTGGCGTCTGCGGGGCATGATGAAGACTTGGCACGGAGTGTCTTGTACCAGGCGGTCAACGAACCAGGGAAGTGGACCAAGGAAAGGATCGTCGGGACTCTGGAGACGCTGAAGGCGCCCTACGCTGCCGCGGTCGGCGCGGAACGGTTGTTCAAGCCACACCAGAGTGCGCAAGCCAGAAAGCACTTCGCGGACGACGAGATCTTGACCGACAGCGATCGGAAGATAGCCCAAGCGTTCTTCGATCGACACCATAGAGGTGGCAGTACGCCCTTGGTGCGAGACGCCTTCAACGCTCGGGCATTCTATGCCCAGTTCGAATCATGGAGCCTCTTCAACGGCATTCCGCGAGTCTTCGAAGGTCAATGGGAAGAGGAAGAACACCCCCGCGGGAAAGGCGGGTTGTTTGCCAAGAAGGGCTCGGCGGTTGATACTGCCCAGGCGCTGTACGACGAGCACGTCAAAGCGACGCGGGGCCGACCAACATACGGGCTGTCTGATTTCTTGGATGTCGTGAAGGGCCAGGAACAGCCAAATACACCAAGCACAGGCGCCCCGCCAGTCGTCAGCTCCAGTCCGTTCGCAACGACAACGCCAGCCGATATGCCAGAAGCGCCGAAGCTACCTCCGGGGACGCGGTATGCAGGCGACACTGGTGTTGCACGTGTTCCTCCAGAGGCTGGCATGGTCGCATGGACCACAAATCCAGAGAGCGGTCAGCTACAGGCCGTGAAGATTCTCGGAACAGATGGCGCGTTCGATCAGTACACGCGGTGGAAGTTCACGTGGCTGGATGGACCGGACAAGGGAACGACAGATTCCGGGTACGGCAGGACGTTCTATCAGGCAGAGACGCAACCGCAATCGACGCCACAGCCGAAGGGTCCCGTCACCGAGACGCCAGAATTCAAGTCATGGTTCGGCAACTCCCAGGTGAAGGACGACACTGGACAGCCGCTGCGCGTGTACCACGGCACGGCCAAAGAGTTCAGCGAGTTCGGCGGACCGGGATCCACGAGTGACTTGGCGGCGATTGGATGGCACTACTTCAGTTCGAATCCTGAGTTCGCTGGCAAATTCTCAGGATCAGAAGAGCCGCTGGACTTCGAACCCGGCAAGGAACCCGAGAAGCCGGTCAGGCCAGCAGACGCGACAGTCAAGGCGCACGTCATGGGCGATGATGGCGCAGAACAGACGCTGGAGACTCCGGCGTGGAGTACCAAGACGCCTGGGCTTGTGCTGCGCAGGCTGAGCGAAGACGGTGACCTGTATGGCGTGCTGCATGCGGCGAGCGGGTTTGCTGTCGGGTCGGGGACGTTCAAGCAGGCTGAGAAGTTGGCTGGTGACCTGAAGAAACTGTCCGTGGACTGGACCATGCCCCAAGAGCAGATGATGGCGGCGATGTCGCCGGAGACAAAGAAGGAAGCCGCGCAGATGGCGTCGAAGGCGCGGGACGCCAGCGAGCGAGAGCGAAAGCGGGCGGCGCGATCCGCCACGAGCCAGATTGATCCCGTGACGTTGCAATGGAAGAGCAGCACGATCGGCGTGGGAAGCCAAATCGTCCCGGCGTTCCTGAAGATGGAGAAGCCGATCGACTTGCGGTCGTTGGGGATTCGACCGCAGAATCCGGACAAGCTGATCCAGGTGCTTGCGCAGCACGGGATTGACATGACGATTGCCGACATGCCGTTTTCTGGACGGCGCCCGTACCAGATGCTGAACGACGCGAGTGTAGCGGAGAAAATCCAACGGCAGGCGAAGGCTAAGGGATTTGATGGGATTATCTTCAAAGACTACTACGATGCGAAGTTGAAAGCTGACAGCTTCATCGTGTTCGATGCGGCTCAGATCAAGTCGGCGACTGGCAACCGGGGAACGTTCGATCCGACGTCCGGTCGGTTCGGCGAGTCGGAATGGCGTATCGGCCCGTCCGGGCGTCCGGTGTTTGAAGCGCGGACGATCATGCGTGGTGATCGTGAGGACCCGGAGTGGGAAGCCATGCAGGCGAAGCGCGCATCCGCGGCACCAGTGCAGGCACAAACTGACGCCAATTGGGACGAAAGCGCGCACCCGCGTGGCGGCGCGAAGAACAAGGGCCAGTTCGCCCACAAGGGGGAAGCGACGCCAACGGAAACAGCTGCCGCAGTCAAAGAGCCGGAATTCATCAACATCGGCACCGGCGAGCGGGCGAAAGCCTTGCACCACATGCTGGAGAATCCAGACCTGTTGGATGAAGGCGCCGTGGGGGTAGCGTTTGCCGGCATCCATCAGGATCAGTATGACGACCTGACGAAAGCCATCACCAAGGTGCGTCCCGATTTGGCAGATGCATCCCGGAAGGCACAGCAAGACATGTCGTGGACGGGGAAGGAAACAGCAGATGCCTTGACCACCAAAGAAACGCCGCAGGCAGCTGCCGCCGCATTGAAAGTAGGCGAGGAAGTGACAATCGACGGCGAGAAGGGCAAGGTCATCAGCGTTCGCACGCAGACGAGGAAGACGCCCGCGTTCCATCCGACCGATCCCAAATCGACCTGGAGTGGCACAGATACCCAGCAGTTGACGACGGTCAAGATCGAAAACAGTTGGGCTCAGACAAGCACGCACACATTCCGCGGACCGGTCACTAAGGATGAAGGCTGGAAGACTGGCGAAGAAAAACCGGCGAGTGAACCGGGGGTCGTCAAACCGGCAGCGCAGGAACAACCGAAGCCGTCAGAGAAACCCAAGGCACCTCCGATGACTCTCCCGTTGGCGAGCGGCAAGACTCACCACGACATCGCCAAAGACGCGATTGCCCATGCCAAGCGGAAGACCGACGAAGAGGGCAAGGCGGCGCAGTCCACAAAAGACGAAACCGCACGGCTCGCGCATAAGGCGACTGCCGGGTTGAAGCCGAAGCCTCCGGCAGACAAAACATACACGGTCAAGACGGCGCAGGGGGAGGTAAACGTTCCTGACGCGGAGGCAGCGAAAATCAAAGGGCTGGAAGACGTGGAGTTCATCACTCACAAGACAATGGCGCAGAACCGCGGCAAGGATCCTGGCAAGATGTTCACCTTGACCGACGCCAAGAGCGGGATGGCACTGGGGTACGGAGCGAGCCGGGAAGCAGCCGTCGCGAACGCGGAGAAACGGATCGGGATTGTCGGGATCGACGCGGTGAAGCAGCGGTTGCAAGCGGCACACCAGAAAGCCGACGCGAATCAGGCGGAAGGGGAGCGCTTGCGAAAGGAAAACGCTGGCGTGATGGCGACGCCGCTCATGTCTGAGGGCGGGATGGAAGTGGAGGGGCAGATACGGCAGTTACAGAAGCCAGCGGACCAAGTTGCCAAGGAAGAGGCAGCGGCGGCAGCGAAGAAACAGGCGGGGCGGATTTTGCAGTTGACGTCGTACATCCAAACCGCGTCGAACTTCCGTGGGAAAAACGGTAAGGTCCTGCCGAAGTACCAGCGGGAAATCGACAAGGCGAATGCCGAACTGGCAACGCTTCAAGGGACGCAGGCGGCGGCGGGAACGGGAAATTCCGCGAAAGTCTCTTGACAAATTTACAGCACCTCGCGTAACGATTGCGGCTGAACGTGGGAGTTCAGCTGTGATTGGTCTGCAAAACGTCATCCAATTCCTTGACTACGGCACGCCCGTGCTAGGGCGTGTGCTTGAATCCGCCGAGGGCCAACCAGGCAGGTGGGCAACGATCAGCGGTCGTCCGGTCTGGTTGCCGGGCACGAAACTGACGCGACTTTGCAAGCCAGAAGAGGGCCACGTCTACGAAATCTCGTGCGAAGACGGTAAGGACGAACACGAAGTCCACTACCGCAAGCCCAATGCAAGCCAACGGTTTGGCTACGACAAGCAGCACATCGCGACGGCGCCCACCTACGAAGCGGCGTGTTCGGTCGCAGGGTGGCATTCCAAGGCGTTAGGCAAGCGGGCGGACGAGAGCCAGCCGTCGGACGACATCGCGCCGGACAAAGCCAAGGAAATCTTGCGTGACGGCACGGTGCACGGTCGGCCGCTGACGGACGCGCAGCGCGGCATGTTCGGCGCGGCGGCAGGCCAAGCGGATGAATCAGCGCAGCCGTTCCGGCAGCTTGTTCTCGAACTGTGGTCACCATCGCACCCGCGCGTTCTGGAGTTGGCATCATCCGACTGGCCAGCATCTGATTACTCCACCAGGATTGATGCCGATTCGCAGGTGATTCGGGATGTGAAGCTGTTAGGCGTGCAGTCCAGAAACACTGGTCGCGTGCTCGGACTCGACCCGATTAAGTTTGGCGAGGCACTGGAACGACCATACGGCTACACGGCGGATGGACTCCGGGCTGCTCTTCCGCTCTACGAAGATGCCGCAGTCTTCCTGGACCATCGTCCATTCGACTTCGATCAATCTGGCGCCAGGATCATCAAAACAAGCGAGAGATCGGCGAGCGATTTACTCGGAGTCATGCGCAACGTGCGGTTTGCCGATGGCGACGGAATCCGCGGAGACTTCTACTACCTGTCGACGCATCCGTTCGTGCCGCAACTGCTTGAAACGGCGCGGAAGTTCCCGCGGAAACTGGCATTCAGTCAGGAAGCCGGGTACGACGATCCCGTCTTGCGAGATGGGCAAATCTGGCTAAGCCGAATCACCGACGTGGACGGTATTGCGTTGATTGCATCGAAGCCTGGTACCACGGCTGGGCTGTTTGAGTCACTTGCAATGGGGGTGTGACCAATGCCGTACACGACCCTGGGGCGGATCATTGAATCGTTGTCGGAAGGTCCGGAGCGGAAGTTCCTGTTCGAAGCCGTTGTGCAACATCCGCAGGCGCCCGGCCCGATGGACAGCATGCCCGTTGAACTGCCAGACAACGCCAGTCCCGAGCAGTCGATCCGGGAAGGGCTACTGGCTTCGGCGGCGGCGTTGCTCGCTCGCGCGGACGTGAAGACCATCAAGGCTGTCATCATGACCTTGGGTCTGCCGGATTCGATTTCGGAGCTGGTAGGTCGCCTGCAGACGCCGCAGGCAGGTGCCATCGCAACGGGAACCATTCCAGCGCCGGCTGTCGTTGGTCCAATGACGCCTGCACCGGAACCAACGGAAGCCGCTGCGGAGCCGACTGGACCGCCGGTGAACCAGCAGTTGGAAGAGGAAGTTGCGCCGGCTACGGAAGAGGGCAGCGAAGAGGTATCGCCCGAAGTGGCGAGCGGCGGCGATGGCGTGGTCGAAGAAGTCGAAGAGGTTCCGTTGGAAGGCCCTCCTGACGAAGAGGAAGAGGAAGGCAAGAAAAAGAAGAAAAAGCCGCCAGTATCGGAAAGCGCGGCGCCACTGGACGCCAATGTGATTCTGGAATGTGTTGGGATCCTTGCCGCAGAGGGAATCCGGTTCACTGGTCCCCAGTCGCGCGTGGTCATCGAATCCATGGCGCGGCTGGGTACGTCTGAACAGCGCCGGAATTACGCGGTGACCCTCAAAGCTGCAATCGTCGAATCTGCAGCGCCGCCTCCGTTGGTGCCACGCAGCGCACCGTTACAACCACGCAGACCGGCGCAGAAGGAAGAAGCCTTGGACAAAACCATCGAGCGATATTCGAAGCCAGGCGCGTTTGAAAGCGCCTGTCGTCAGGGACCACTCACCGCGGGCAACTAACGCCACTAAGCGGTTCACGCGTAACGAGTAACCAAACCGGAGGAATCGTGCAATGACCACCAGAGTTTCTGAACTTGCCAGGCAGTTTCCTTTCGTCGGAAGCATCGCCATCGCGGTTTACGACCTGTGCTACTACAACGGGTCGACGTCGATGTACCCAGCCAGTAGCCAGGCGGACCAGGGCACGCTGGAGCTGAATCAGCGTCTGTTCGCTCGCAACTTCTGCGGCTTGTCCGCCGATGCGCGACTGGCAACGGACGGCGCCGTGACCAACTTCCCAGTCAGCCCGGACATCGAAGCCAAAGTGGAATGCGTCAGCAGTGCGTTCAACGTCGGCGATTTGATTGGCGCCTGCGAGAACGTTGCCGGCAACGCGCTGCTGAACAACAAGGTTCGCAAGGTGACCGATCGGTCGCTTGCGATTGGGGAGGTCACGCGGTACTACGGATCGGCGACGACGAGTGTGTGGGTGCGGTTCTACAGCACCATCGCCCCCGGACTGCATGAGCCCAAGGGCGGCGTCCAGACGCACACCGCGGACAAAACCGTATCGGCCGCGGAAACCGGCATGACATTTACCACAATCGGCGCCGCTGGCACGGTTGTGTTCAGTTTGCCGGCGGCGACGAAGGGCCTGAAGTACCGGTTCTTTGTCGGGGCAGCGCAGGAGTTGCGTATCGACCCGAACGGCACCGAGACGATCGCTCTTCCGAGCACTGGCGCGCAGAGCGCTGCTGGCGCGTACCTGACGGCCAATGCCGCTGGCGAAAACGTGACGGTCGAATGTGTCACTGACGGCCAGTGGGAAGTGTTCGCTTACATCGGGACGTGGACCGCCGTGTAACCTTCCTGTAGCCGGGTGAGCCGTCGGCGCCAAAGCGCGCCGGCGGCTCGTGGCGTAGTACAACCGCGAACCGGGAAGATGATGGAGAACCAAACATGATCAATCTGACTGCGATGGACGTGTCCACGCGGACCGCAACGCTGACCGCCAACGACACATTGACGCTGGATTCGCTCCGCGTGCAGAAATTGACGCCCTCCGGTGGCACGCGCACCGTGTATCTTCCAGAGCCGCATGGGCAAGCGGGACTGCATTACGTCTTCATCAACGCCTCTGCCACGCAAAATCTTGTCATCAAGGATGCGGACGGGGCTACGGTGATGACCGTGCTGCCACTCATGTCCGGCCTCGTGTTTCTGGATCAAGCCGAAGGATGGGACATCCTTTTCAATAGCGGAACGTACTCCGCAGTTACGCTTACCAATCCGACGATCAACGGGTGCACCTCTGCCAGTGGAAACTTCGACCTGTCCGGTTCGTCGGGAACGTTTCTGTCATGCACCGGCGCGAACACGTTGTCCGGCCCTGTCACGATCGCCGCAGCGGCGACTCCGAGTCTGATCACGGCGGCTGGCAAGACGAACACTGGTTTCTTGCAGATCAACGGCAAGACCTCTGGTGCCCTGAAGCTGACCGCAGCCGATGGCACAGCCTTCACGGTCACCGTCACGACGGCGGCACAAGCCGGGACGGCAACCTTGACCGTGCCCGACATGGGCGGCGTGTCGGACACGTTTGCGTTCAACACGCTGGCGGCCACCTTGGCGAACAAGACGCTGAGCGCCCCGGTCATCTCTGCCGGACTCACGGCGAGTGGTTCCGGCTCCAATGATTTCAGCGGATCGAGCGGGACCTTCAAGACCAGCTCTGGCGCCAACCAGCTGTCAGGTGCCGTCACCGTGACTGCCGCGGTCACTCCCAGCATCACCACGGCGGCTGGCAAGACGAACACTGGGTACGTCCAGATCAACGGCAAGACGTCGGGCGCCCTGAAGTTCCTCCCGATCGACGATGGGACCGAGACCATCACAATCACGACCGCCGCACAGACGGGTGGTGCCCCGACGTTGACCATCCCTGATTTCGCGGCGGCGGCGAGCGACACGTTTGACTTCATCGGTCTGGCCCAGACGATTTCCGCCATCAAGACGTTCTCTGGCGGCATCATCATGTCCGGGGCAGTGGACCTCGACTTCCAAGGGACCACGGGTCAGCCGGAAATCAAGCTGACCACGAATCTGGCGGACGCCCTATCAGTGAAGGACAGCGCCGGCGACCTGATCGTGTTCGACTTGACCACTGGTTCGCAAGTCATCACTTTCACGCCTGCGGTTACGTTCAACGGTGACGTGACGATCGGAGGTGGCAAGGACTTGACGTTCACTGGCACGACGGGCCAGTGCCAAGTCAACCTGACCACCAATCTCGCCGATGCCTTGTCGATCAAGGACAGTGCGGCCGACATCATCGTCATCGCGACGACCACCGGCAGTCCGACTGTGACCATCACGCCACCGACTGGCATCACGGGCCTCTTGACCGCCACGGGTGGTGTCACGATCCCCGGTGCGGTTGACTTGACGTTCACCGGGACGACGGGCCAGTCGGAAGTCGTGCTGACAACCAACTTGGCGGACGCCCTCAGTATCCGCGATTCTGCCGCGGATATCATTGTCATCACCACCACCACGGGTTCCCCGGCGGTGGCGATTACTCCCGCTACGAGCATCACCGGTCTGCTCAGCGCAAACGGTGGTATCACTCTGACGGGCGCCGTTGACTTGACGTTTACTGGCACGACGGGTCAGCCGGAAATGGTGTTGACCACCAATTTGGCGGATGCGTTGTCGGTGAAGGATGGGGCGGGTGATTTGATCGTCTTCTGCACGACGACCGGGGCGCAGACGGTTACGTTCACCCCCGCCGTGTTGGGTACCAAGATTCAGGTTACGGCGACGGCGGTTACCGCGACCGTCGATGGGCTCACCACAGGACTGATCCCCAGCAATGCGTCGCACATCACTGTGACGTGCGACAACGCCGACAAGATCATTACGCTGCCGGCACCTGTCGTGGGCATGATGATCCGCATTGTAACGCCTGCGACCGGTTGCGAGTTACGGACCGTCGCGTCGAGCGGCGTCAAGATCAATGACGTGAACTCCGATGGCACGGCCAATGAATGTGCCCTGGTTGCGGACAGCCATTTCATCTGTGAGTGCATTTCGGCGACGGAATGGATCGTCCGTGGATTCTCGAAGCTCGGAGCGGACATCGCCGCATTGGTTCCGGACGCAGTGTAACGGAGACAAGGTTAGCGCGGCGTGTGCCGCTTGACAGTACCCGCGAGAACCCAGGGGGGAGGCAAGACACTGATGTGGCGCCGAACCCCTGGACCTCTACGGGTGGGAAAGACACAAACTCCTGTTCTCGCGGGAAACGAAACGGGAGAGCAACAATGTACCAGGGAATCAAGCGCGTTTTCGAAGACTTCGTGAAGCCTGCCGACAGCCCCGAACAGAAGATGGTAGGCGCGCGTGCGTTCGTCGCTGAGTTGAGGAAGCGGCTCGGGCTGTACGAAGACGAGTACGGTACGCCCCGGCTGAACGAATCGCAAGCCACCATGTCGTCGCGATCGTTCTGCATCAAAGGGCTGGCTGAGTCGCTGATCGGTCCCGATTGGGCGGATCAGATTCGGCAGTCCAACGCGAGCGCCTTCCGCGTGTTCGAAGCTGGCGGCGTGGGTGCCATCACGCCAGCGAATCTGCCGAATGTGTCCGCCTACTTGGGGTCCGTGATCGGTCTGCTGGACGCCCAGATTCTGAAGGGCTATTCGATGCCCGAGTTCATCGCGGACCAGCTCGTCCCAACGCGACCGTCCAAGACGCGCGTCAGCCGCTACATCGGTGCCGGATGGATGGGCGACGTCGCGCTGAATCGGAATCCCGGTGAGCCCTACCCGGAAGCGCAGATCGAAGAGCGGTTTGTCACGACCCAGGAAACGCAACAGTACGCGCTGAAGGGGTCGGTGACGTTCGAGGCGATCTTCTTCGAACAGACCCAGCAGGTGCTGGATCAGATGAACATGATCGGCAAATGGCTGGGGTTGAAGCGCGAGCGGTCGGCATTCCGACTGATCGCTGGCGTGACAAACCCGTACAGCTACCGGGGCACCAGCTACAATACGTGGCTCACCAGCGGCAACTGGATCAACCACCTGACGGGCGTGCTGCTGCGGGACTGGACGTCGATCAACGTCGTCAACAGTTACTTCAGCCGCATGAAGGACCAGGAGACTGGGACGCGGATTGCCGTCGACTGGGACACGGTGCTGTGCTCGCCGTCGAAGACGATGACCGCGCAGTACATCCAAGCGGCGACCGAAGTCGAGTCGGTAACACAGAGCGGTCAAGTCGTCTCGCATGCAAAGCGGTTGGGCGACAGCAAGAAGATTCTGTCGTCAACGTTTCTCGACGAGATTCTGACCAACGCGACGACCGATCCGGTCAACCCTGGTCTGGCGCTCGCCCAGTCCGTGGCAGACGACTACTGGTGGGCGTTGCGAACCGCGGGAGACGATCCGGCCTTCATTCGGACCGAAAACTGGCCCATCACCATCCAGCGCGCATCGCCGAACGATTACGCCATGCTGAACCAGAAGCTGGTGTTGGCGGTGTTCGCTGACTACATGGATAGCGTCGACGTGCGCGAGCCCCGCTATGGGATCATGTGCACGCCGTCGTAACTCGTCTTATCGCCGTGAATGATGTATGAGGCGGTTGGTGGCGTGGCCAACCGCATGAACAGAGGTGCGTGTTTGGAGAACGTGACAATGGCCGAAGCAACGATGGTGCCGCCCGATGTGGCGAGCAAAACCGTGCCCGATCCGCAGAGTCAGGGCGGGCGAACGACCATGAAGGAACTGCAGTCCGAGCTGGACGCGACCAGAGCCCAGCTGATGCGGATGCAGGAACAATTGGCTGCGCTGGCGGAAAGGGTGCGACCGCAGGTCCCCGGAATCCCCGTCATGTCGCCGCCCCTGGATGCGGAAGCAGTAGTCCGGGAGACGATCCGCAAGATCGACGAGCAGGCCCAGCTCGCGGACAAGCTCTTGGCTAGCGGCGAGAAGCAATTCGATGTCGTGTTGCTGGTCGGGAGCAAGGCCCAGGAGCGTATGCGCCGCGTTGTCGGTGGCGGCACCCCTGGTGAGGCGCAATGGAAGTGGATGCAGTATTTCGGCGTGACTGGCACGGCACCGCCGTCGAAGATCGTGGTGACTTCGGTGGGACCATCCGCCGCAGCGGCATGACCAGCGCGAGTACCACGGCGAACCGATCCGCCGCGGGCTGCCGATGGGCGGTGCCGCGGCGTTTTGTTTGGTGACGCATGGCAGGATCAACCTCAATCAAAGCTCGGATTGCGACGATTGAAGCCCAGCTGGAAGCGATGACAGCGGCGACTCTGGGTGGGATGCCGACCACCAGTGGCGGCGGCGAGTCAATCGACCACATCCGTTATCGGGAGTCGCTGCTGAGAGAATTGGAGCAACTGCGGAAGATGCTGCCGATGGCAGATGGACCTTGGGAGCTGAAGGGATGACAACGCGCGCCGAAGCCTATGCGATGTACAAGGATGAATACCTCGCAATGGACGGCGTGGAACAGGTCACTATCTCATCGGTGGATAACGCGGCGTTGAACGTCGCGACGGCAAAAGCCAAAAGGCTACCATTGACGCAGGCGTCAGTGCCGCTAGGTGGGATGGATGGGTTGGTACGGAAGCGGGGACGTAAGTGGATTCTGTTCACGACGACGCTCGGAGGTAACGTACCAACAGATGGCTGGCGGCTGACGACGGCGGCGGGGGAACAGTGGACCGTGGACGGGACGATCCAAGAGGCGCGGTGGGGTACTCAGTACATCGTCGACATGGTGAAGGCGGCTAATACATGACGCCGGAAGCGTTCCGAGACATGTGCTACGAGATGGCGGACACCTGCGAAAACGGGGACCTAAGCGACGAACTGCGCGGGACCGTTCCGTCGTTTCACAATGGCTTTCTCGGGAACTTCATCCGGCGGCAGGATCCGCGTGGAGTCCCGTGGGCACCGCACGCGCCGCTGACGATTCGGCTGCACGGCGTGCATCCGTTGCTGATTCTGAGCGGGGCGATGCTCGCGGTGTCTGGGGACGAAGGGAGTGCGGGCAACATTACTCGCGTGACGGATCGTGGCAGGAGATTGGAGCTAGGCATCGACGGGGCAACCATTCCGTATGCCATCACTCACCAGGAAGGCAGCGACCGAGTGCCGCAGCGGGAATTCCTGTACGCCAATGACGAGACAGTGGACAGTGCCCTGGAACGCTTTGTCCAGGACATGAGGGATCGGCTGTTCGGATGGCAGTTGCAGCGCGGGCGAGTGACGCGGCAGTTACAACCAGTGGGGTGAAACATGGTGACGTGCTCACAAAGTCTGCTCGACTGGCAAACCACAGCGTACAAGCTGTTGAGCCACACGATATCGACCGGCGTGCATAGCATGACGGATTTTGGGTTTACGGCGGCCGAGGTGGCAAATGCGACTCGGGCGTGGATTAGCGCGTCGGACGCCGACGTGCGGGTGACGTGGGATGGATCGACAGACCCGAGTAGCACTGTCGGGCATCTGTTGGTCAAGGATGCGGCACCGGTGGAATTGTTTGGCAACGCGAACATTGCGAATCTCAGGCTGATCCGGGCCGCCGGATCGGATGCGCTGGTGACCATCACCCTGGAACGGTGAGCAAATGGCGCTGACGTTGACCATCACGGATAAGGCGGACGGTACGGGCGCCACGGCGACGATCGCCGGCGCGGATGCCGCGACTGTCAGTCTGTACGTGATTCAATGGTCGCTGAAAATCACCACGGCTACGTGGTCAGCTGGTGGTTCGCGCACGGGCAACGGAACGATCGCGTTGGCGTTGGGGTTGGGCGTGTACTTCGGCTACTGCACAGCCACGGTATCTGGTTCGCCAGCGGTGTCGTCGGTCGTGACATTCGGCGTGACCAACCCAACGGTCGACCCCTTGCACTACCGGTGCATGCAGGCGATTAAGTCGATCATCCTAGGTCTTGGATTGGCCGAAATCACCAGCGGGAACGTGCTGGTGTTGAAGCATCCCTACCGAATCGAGAACTTCATCGGAGACAAGGGGATCATCATTAGCCCACTTCCGGAAGGTCTGACGGCGCACGACAACAAACGTTCCGAGTATTCACCGAGCGTGCAGGTCGTGCTGTTTCGCAAGAGTAGTCAGGTTCTGGAGGATGACGTCAGCGGTGGTACGATATTCCGGCAAGACTTGAATTGGCGGTTCCGCCTCGCGATGGCTCTGCAAGAGACGTCGCTGCCGACCGTGACCGAAGTATGCCGGGTGTCGGTTCAACCCGGTCCCCTGATTATTCCAGAGGCATTCAAAGTCGGGTACGACGCCGGTGGGATCGTGTTCCGGTGCCAGTCGTACCAAGAGCAGACACTTTACCCGTAGGAGGTACAGACCATGCCCGCCTATACACCAGTGGCCGCTACGATGCGGCATGAAATGAAGTTCGGAATCGGCGACCCTGGAACGGACACGCCGATCAACTACCAGCTCGCCCTGGAGACGTGCGACGTGTCGCATCGTCCGCAGTTGGTGGCGCCAGACGAGATGCGAGGGCAGATCGCCCACGCCAGGGAGCCGGTCACTGCGGGGCTGATCCCGTGCGGCGGTTCATTTAGCCTGCGCCCGCGCCCCGACGATCTTGTGAAGCTGCTGCCTTTGATCTTTGGCGGGACGTTCGCCGCTGGGACGCTAGACCCAGGCGCCCTGAACTATTTTCCGTTCGGCTTCGACCGCAAGGTGAAGGTGCATACCTACACGGGGTGCAAGGTTGGCGTTGCCACGTTCGCCAGCTCGGCGGGCCAGACGCTGGCACTCACCTGCCAAATCGAGGGCAAGACCTACTCGATTGGGAACGCGGGGACGTTCCCGTCGCTAAGCTTGTCGTTGCTCCAGCCGTACATGCACCATCAGGCCGTCCTGAACCTGAACAGCGTGACGGCGATCCAGGTGAATAACATCCAAATCCAGGTGAACAACGGTCTGATCGCGGACAGGTTCATGAACAGCCAGACGCGAGTGGAGGTGCCGCAGGGCGACCGTATCATCACCTTCTCGTGCGATAACCCATTCACAACGGCGGACTACGCGCTGTTCATCGCGGACGGCGTGGCTGGGATCACGGGCTCGGTCGTGTACACCAACGCGACCTACAGCCTGACGTTTTCGTTCCCGTGCCTGCAGTACGCTCCAGAAGCTCCGGCTGCGCCGGCGCGTGGTCAAGAGATGCCGCTGCGTTTGCAGTTTACCGCTCGGCAGAAGTCGGGCGATCCGATTCCACAAGAAGTTCAAATCGTCGTCACTCCGTAAGGGACGGCAGGAGGGAGGGTAACATGAATTTGCACGAGAAACTCACAGAGGTCCTGAACGGTACCGAGTTCAGCTTCGATAACACCTTTGCGGCTGATGGCGCAGTCAGTGTCGATGGAGGCGGCAGCGGCGTTACATTCGCAAATCCGACGACAGACAAGGAACTGGCGATTGCGTTTGGGTTTGCGGCCGTCAAGTGGGTCGTCATGTGGGCAACGGCGGCGTGCACGATTGAAACGAATGCGCATCCGCACAGTAACACGTTCTCGCTGCTGGCCAACAAACCGCTCGTGTGGAAGTCGGCAGATGGGTACTTCGCGAATCCATTCACGGTGGACGTGACCAAGATGTATTTGAGCGCGACCGCCGCGGGATCGTTCTTCTGCTATGTCGGTCTTGACGCGACCCCGTAATCAATCGAGCAAGACCAGGAACCGCCGCCGAATGTGCTGGACGTTCGGCGGCGGTTGTGTCATCCAGCGGAAAGAGGTGCGATATGTTGCGACGTGGAGTAGTGCATGCAGTTCCGACCGACGACGGTCTGACGTATCCGTTCTACATCTTGTCTCACGAGGTTCCGCCGCTGCATCCTCCGCTGCGCGGGACGTACAGGCCAGTGGGTCTACAGGAGCGAGCGGACATTCAGACGCACTTGGCGGGGAAGACTGGCGTGGCGTGGGATAGAGCCGTGGCGGAATGTTTGGTGCCGCGGCTGAAGTCATGGGACGCGACGGCGTTTGCGCCAACAGACGAGAGTGGACAGCGAGGAATCGTTCCGTTGCCGATCAGCAAGGATTCGATCTTGACGTTGGAGCCAGACCTGTACAACTCGCTGGTTTCCGTCGTCCTGTTTTCCTCTCGCGCGTCGGACACGGATCCGGAATGGTCGAGCGAAGAGGTGGACATGGTGGAGAGGGCTCGTGTCCAGGCGGTGGCGACGGGGCGTCCAGTGGCGGACGTGCTTACGGAGCTGCAAGCAAAAAACTCCAAGCGGGGCTCTGGTTGATCCTGCATCATCCGGAGCTGTCAGGATTCACGTGTGGCGAGTGCCAGCACTACGTCTACAACATACGGACTGGCGCTAGAGAGACGTATCAGAGCGGATCGCCAGACAACGTTGTACCGATGCAGCGCAATGGGATGCCGCCGCCATGCAAGCTCGGGGAGAAGTGTCCAAAGATTGGTCCGGAGCACGAAGCCGACATGGTGTTGACGCTGCGTAATCACTTGGTCCATCAGGAGTACCTCCAGCGTCGCATCGGTGGCTGGTGGCCAGTGCCGGATAAGGTGCTGGCGAGATTCCTGGTCCTCTGCGACGTAGCCTATCGGGAGCGGGACCGGATAGATCAGTTGGCGATGGCAGGAGTAGCGACATGACGGTCACTGACGGCGGTCGTGATGTCATCTTCCGTCTTGGCGTGCAGCCTCTTGACAGCGCCTTGGCGCAGCTCCGTCAGTTTGGCGACGCGGTGTTGGAGGTTCAGGCACGGCTAGATCGTCTGCAGGGCGCGGTTGGGCAGGGGTTCACGGGACCGATTGCGCCAACGGGACCGCGCATTCCGGAAACACGAAGTGGGACGTCGTATCCGCCGCCAGTAGCAACGGGCGGTCCGGTGCGGGATCCGTTTACGGCGGGGATGGAAGCTGCGGCGGAACGTGAGCGCCAACGGCAGGCGAAAGAAGACCGTGCCGAGACTGAGTACAATCTGCGGCAGGCGCAACGAGACCGGGATCGAGAACAGCGTGAGCAGGAACAGCAGCGGAAGAAGGAAGAGCGAGAGCAGGAACGGCAGCGAAAGGAGGATAGTCGCAAGGAAGCACAAGACCGCCGCAAGGAGGAAGCGAGCCGTAAGTCTGCAGAGAAGGAGTATAACCGCATTCTAGAGGAAGAGCGCCGCAAGCTGGAGCCCGGCCGTGCCCAGGAGCCGAAGAAGACCTACATAGAGCTGGAGCCCGCCCAGGAGCAGAGCCGTCGTTCCAGCCAGGAGCCGACCCGTCGTCCAGAGCTGGAGCCCATGAGTCGCGCGGATGCTGAGAAGAAATACCAGCGCATAGACCGAGGCGGTGAGGAGCGCAAGGAGGATTTATTCACCGTCACCGAGCAGGACAAGCAGCGGCAGGCCGCAGCACGAACGCAGGTGGTGA